TCTAATGTATTAAGTTTCATACTTCTCCAAAATTGGTGGAGCCACGGGGACTCGAACCCCGGACCTTCTGGTTGCAAACCAGACGTTCTCCCAACTGAACTATGGCCCCATTGGAGCCACCGGTCAGACTCGAACTGACGTCCTACTGATTACAAATCAGTTACTCTACCAACTGAGTTACGGTGGCATCAAGTATTATTATTTACTGGGATTATCTTTCTTGGAATGGTTTTTTTGAAACAAACTCATTAAGACGTTCTGCCTCTTTAAGGACCTCCTCGGTCGTTGGCATGTCTTCTGGATTTTTGGCCTTTGCTTGAAGAATTTCTCTTGCTTCTTTAACTAGGTCCAATCTAATTTCGTAGGGTGTCTTTGACATTTTATTCCTGTTTAAATTATGCTAATATTTATCAGTCGCAGACAAAAAAGTTATATACCTACTTTGGTAACTGTTCGCCTTTGTCGTCCATGTTAGATATGTATTCGTGATATGCACCCATGTTATGATCTAGTATGCTATCAAAAAACTTTCCTTTTTTCCAAGCGGCAAACAATCCTCTCCATTTGTCTTTGGTTCTTTGCCATGAATTAGCAACTCTAATATTACCATAACTGTTTATATATCTTAATACTCCACCATGTCTAAAGAATAACCATGAAGGCGGAACGCCTGGGACTATGTCATTGTTATTTCTATATCTGTAGTAAGGGAAATCTATAACTTTCAAAAACTCTGCGTTTCCTACTCGTGGTTGACCAAAAGTATGACAACCGCCACTTGGTTTTAATTCAACACTAACAAGCAAAGCCATTGCTCCACCTAAACTGTGTCCGCATACCCAAACATCTTTAACACCTTTCTTGTCGTGTTTTGCTAATGCTTCTTTAATACCTGGGATAACTTTTTTATATTCTGCGTAAAAACCTCTGTGAACTCTACCACCTAAGTGATGTTTAACAGGAAATGTTTTTAAGTCTGCCATAACATCATTTAGTTGCGTAGGCTCAGTGCCTCTACATGCAATAAGAACATCTTTGCTGTCACTCATTACATAAGCCTGTGCACCTTCAACGTCAATGTATGTTGGGGGAAGTGGTTTGTTTAAAAACTTTTTTAGAGGTGCCAAGTCTTTGATGCCTGGTCTCTTCTTTAATAAATCTTTTGGTTCGCTATAACATTGATGAGCGAACATACTTAATAATAAACCGCGTTCGCGGTAATTCATATCTTTAACTGACATGTGTTACTCCTACTACCTAAACACAAATTTGTGTTATATATGTATTTATCTTTTAAGGAGTAATCGGATACTTGCTATCCACCTATTTCCGCTTTTGATTTTTGTTACTTCATGCGGAGTATCATAAGAATATAAAACTGCATCTCCTTGATCAAGTTCTATAAGTTCGTTTGCCATTCTTAAATATCCTCCACCATAAAAGTTTGGATCAGTTAATTGTATAATAAATCCTGTGTTGCTTTCACCATCTTCTTTCATGTAACTGTCTGTATGCCTACCTATCATTGCACCTGCAGGATAATGCATTGTTCTAAAACTTATTATCTCGTATTCTGGTAGTTTTTTATCTACTGTTTCGAAATGTTGTTGAATGTCAGTTTTGTGCAACCTAGTGAAGTAATATTTCCATTTTTCATTTTGATAAGATCTTGAGATTTCTTGGCCTGTATGTGTTACAACTTTTTCAGAAAGATTGCCACTGGCAATTTCTATAAGGCTATTGCATTGTTCTGTTGAAAAAATATTTTTGATTATTTTATGCACAAAGATATTTATGTGCGTAGATTTAAAAAACTAAACTGTTTAGATACATAACAGCCGCCATCATTCCAACTGCTAACAATTGAATAATAGTTGGTATGACCACAAACATTATTAATGGGTCAAAATCCATTTTGTTCCAATAGTCTGTTTCTCTCCAGGCTTGGAACTCTTCTGGGGTAGCATCTCTGACTTCGTATCTCATATCTATCTCGTTGGGTGCCAGGGTTGAATCCAGTATTTAAAAAATATTTCTAAAATTCTTTTCATAGTAATTTTATTAATGATGATAGCAATAATACCGCAGGAATTTCCCACGGTATTATAATAATGCTTAAAAAAATTAATCTCTGGGACATCTATTTCTGATCATATACTCAGATGCTTTTCTAAGTTCACCTTTTGAAAGTTTACCATCTTTGTTTTTGTCAGCATGTTTGAAAAGGCCCGGCTTTACAACACATCCAGCACCTTTTAATTCTGCAACAATAACAAATCCATCTTGATCTGCATCAAACTTTCTCATTCTCCAGTCGTCAGCAAATGCATCAGATACAAACAATCCTAATAAAGCGATTGGTAGTATTTTTTTCATCCTATTCAAACTCCTTCGTTATCATATCCGCAATAGTTTTCATGTCTTTATCTGAGAGCATTGCGGCCTGCCCCCACATCATAGCCGATTGAGGCCCACGTGTTTCATTGTTTTTATATTCTTGAAGTGCTGTAACAATGTAATCAGCACCTTGTCCGGTAAGTTTAGGACCTATACCGCCACCACCTTGTTGCCCGTGACATGCGGCACAACCTGCCCATAAACTGCGAACACTACTAAATGGATCACCTTCTGCTAAAGCACGTTTTCTTTGCTCTATCTCAGCAGGAGTTCCATTTAGTGCAACGTATTCTAGATAACAATCGCCAGTGCAATTTTGCACACTAGATGAACCTGTGTATTCTAACTCTGGGTATATTTTGAAACCAAAGAACATTGATATTGCAAAGGTTCCTAATAATGCCATTCCTAATTCCTTCATGGTGTTACTCCAATAATTGAAACTATGAAGATACTGATAAGGGTGAATAATTCTGCTTGATCACGTAATTTGTCTATCTGTTTTTTGCTCATGTCTATCTATAATTAACTTACATTATGCTATATCAACTGCACACTGACGCCATTAAATTTAGGCTAATAACAAAAATGTAAGGAGGTAATTTCTATAAACTGCTTATAACTGAAATAAATCTAACTTATAATAGTTTATAACTTCTATTTATATTAGTTTTTGATTTATATAGTGAAAATAGGTCAATTAGAAGTCAAAATGAAATCCGTTGACACATTTGCTTTTTGAATTCTTTATTGCGTTTTCAAAACGTTGTGGTAGTTGTTTAGTAGCATCGTCAATTTTAAGTTTATATCTGATGCCATCGACTTTAGTTCTATCATCATACACTTGCATAGGCTCTCTATACAGTTTATCATAGTAGTTGTATATACCTGACTTGATAGCAAGAAACTTTTTCAGTCTTTCAAAGCCACCTACTTTCATAAGAGTGTTTATGTCGCCTGGCATTATGGAATTCCAAACTGCTTTTTTAAATTCTAACATCTCTCTAAATTGAGGTTCTTTGTCGTCAAATTCTACATGCATTTTTTGTTCTTCTACTATTTTAATTTGCTGATCTAATATTTGATAGACTGCTTCAGGAGAGCAATATGAGATATTTTTTACAAATTTTATATTCATGCTGTCACAAATATTATGATAAGGCTTAATGGTATTAACTATTATTCCAGGTGCCTCTGCAACCAAATAATCTAATCCAGTAAAATTATAATATTCACTACCTGCTTTATAAATCAAGTAAGGCATATCGCCTCCCATAACTAGTTTACTATTATCAGGAATATGTTTACTAATAAAATCTAAATGCATAGCAACTTGTGGACTAGATGTGTTGAATTTTTTTCCAACTCTCATATGTTGGTTGCTATCATAAAACTCTTTCAAGTCAAATTCTATTATTTGTAAATCTATATTGAATTTGTTTGCAACTTCCTGTGCATATATTACATCATCTGTATTTACTACCCCGCCTTTCCAAGTAGTTTTATATGTTATTGCATTAAATGATATATTAAAATGTGTTAGTAGCCTAAGCATAAACTGACTATCTGAACCACCACTTAACATCAAAGTGCAACCATCAAATTCTTTTAACTCGTTGTGATACCTTTCTAACAGAGTTAAATTATCTTGTGGTTTTTTGATAGTGTAAACACACATATGGTCCTGTAATAAAACAGAATTTGGTGTGCCTAATGCAAAATTCATATAAATACCAAGTAAGTAAAATTATCTTTTAAATTGTGATAAATATACTTATAATATCAAACTTACAATTGGAGTTTTAAATGGCATCATATATCATCAAACTAGATAAAGCAGTTCACTCTACATCTGATCAATGTAATACTGCTATTACTAATGCCGGAGCAACTATTACAACCAACTATAAAATGTGGGGGAGTTACAAAGTTGATGCCACGGCAGAGCAAGTAGCGGCAATAAGTGGACTAAAAAGTAGTCAATTAGAAGCAGATGAAGTTACTAGTAACTTATCAATAGCAACGGCTAATAATACTTTTCTAAAACAACACGGACTAAATGCAAGTGACCAACCTGCATGGAGTCCTCAAAGCACAGGAACAAATGCAAAAGTTTACCTATTAGACACAGGTATTAATGCATCTCATAGCGAATTTGGCAGTTCAACAATTACAAATCTTTACAATACATCTATTGCTACAGGATATGCTGACACTAACGGTCACGGAACAGCAATGGCAAGTCTTATTGTAGGAGATAATTTAGGAGCATCACCTGATGCAACTTTATTTAATGTTAAAATGTTCAATGAAGGGGCAGGTAATATATCTATAGGGGAAGTTATAGGTGCCTTAGATCAAATTTCAACACACCATGCATCTAATGATGCAACAGATCCAAAAGTTGTGTGTATGCCATTTACAATGACAAAAAGCCAATTGATTGATGATACTTTGAACGACATGTTAGATGATGGCTTAATTATTATAGCGGCCGCTGGTAACGACGGTGGTGAAGTTGATGACTTTTCACCAGGTGGATTAGACACAGTTATTACTGTAGGTTCAGTAGATCAAAATTTCCAAGTAATGGATATTACTAATAGACCAATTGTAAACACTTCAGCAAACGTTGATGTAGAAAGAGCAGTTAATAACAATGCTAAACTTGATATTTTTGCCGCTGGTAAAGATATTATGATTGCGGATAGTGCCAACACTTCAAACTATGTTTGGCAAGATGGGACTTCAGTTTCTACTGCAATAACATCAGGAATATGTGCTCAGTATATTGATATGTATGGTTCACAATCTGCAAACCAGATTAAATCAACAATGATCACAGAAGGACATATTTACGCAAGAAAATCTTCAGATGCCGCTGGTGCAAACACACTATTACGATATGACAACTTAACATTTGATAGTGGTAAAGCATTAGATTCAGGTAATGTTAGTTTCTCACTAGCATATTCACCACAAACAACTGACGTAAGTTTTGCATCTAGACCTTCAGGAAGGTTATTTGATATAGAATACGGTTCAAGTGCAAATGTAAACATTGGAATAAGTAATTCTGCAAGTAATGTTGCAGTGATTGACTTTAGTCCTTTATCACCATGGATGTCATTTAATGTAGGAACTGGAGTCGTTGTAGGAGATACTTCAAATCCAGCAACAGCACCGTCAGACATTGCACCAGGTATTTACAACTTTGCTGTAAAAGGAACAGTAGGAAGTAAGACTATTGTAGAAGAATATTCAATTGGTGTTTATGCTTCAGGTGGTAGTGCAAACGATCTCAATACTGCAGATGAATACTATTACGATGACGAAGCAAATGATTACGAAGCAGTTATATCATATGCTGTGGCTCCAACTGGTGGTAATGCTTTAAAGCCGTAACCAATAGTTCTAAAAAACAAATAAAAGAAGCACTAAATATTAGTGCTTTTTTTATGAACTTAATAATTGATACAACAACAGATTCTATAGTTTTTAATCCTTTGTCTGCACAAGGGCAATGGGTAAACCACAGGTTTGGAAAACGTCATGTTGACTATCAATTAGATTCTGATTCTCTAATAGATTACATTTCAACACTTGATGATTTAGATCATGTAGACTTTGTTTCAGTGTTTGGAGACCCTATGTGTTATACTGACATAGAGAAAGTTGTTGCATTTTTGACAAGCAATCATATATCATCTACAATAGTTACATATGGTATGGGAGACACAAACCTTTATAAAAGCCTAAGTGATTTAGGTGTTTATTTTGTTTTTAAAACTACAGGGATTGTAGACAAAGTTTTTCTAAACACAGATTGGAAAACAGTAAAGACAAATATAGATTCAGTTAATAATATGCAGATACAATTTTTAAAATTTAAACATAATAAATTAGATTTAGATTACATGAAAGAAATTTTTGAAAAGGTATATGAGTTTGATGGTGATAATATTGCTGGAGATATGAGTAGTATTATTAACGAAGAAGGTAAATGGTTGTATGATGTGCATAGTGTTGATTCAGATAAGATAACACTTGAAAAAACATTGCAAGGGTATCATTATCTAAAACACTTTGTTAAGAAAGTAAAAGGCAAAAGTATATTAGATAATCCTGATAATCTTGTATTGCCTAATGCAAAAGCATTTGAAATGGAGCAACAGGATGACATGTATCTATCAGTTACAGGGCATGTTTTTTATAACTATGAAGAAATGCAAATTTTCTCAAATGCACTATGTGATGATTGGAAACTTAGAAGTTTTAACTTAGATTACGAATACGAAAAGAAAGTATATTATGTGCTGTCAACACTTATGGGCAGGCAACTAAACCATATCGATAGCGGTTTTAGTAATTGATATATCACTGAGATTATTACAATTACTTAAAGGGCAAACAAATCCAACTTCCGGAAGATTCCATTCTGCATCAGCAATATTTCCAAAATTTATAGCACCACACCAACTGCTATACATGTTGCCTGTAGCATCTATATTTAAACTTTCGGTTCCTAAATGGCATCTCATGCCGTAGAACTGATTTAATCCTTCATTTATAATTTGATGATTTTGCACATACCTAGCAGTTCCATCATCGTATAAAAACTCTGTCATATATGTTTTAGGATCAGGCGGTGTAGGCTCTGGTGCATTAGGATCTGGTGGCGGTGCTGGACGTGGTTTTATACCGGGTCTGCTTAATACTTCTAACTCACTGTCTGTGTATTCCCAATATGTTTCCTGCTTACTACGGGCGCCTAGTAACTTCTTATACATGGTTTTAACACATATACTGACATTATCATAGTTATTACGATTGCAGTCTTTAAATAGGTCTCTTATTTCTTCTGTAAAGACGCCTAATTCGTCGATTTTACCGCCTATACCGGCAATGTTAATATCGACATGCACATAGTCTTTAATTTCGTTTAAAACCGCCTTAAAATGCTCTTTATCTTGACTTAAAGGGTGATATGTATATACTATACTGTCTAAATAATACTTTGCTTTACTCCACCAATTTACTGTTCTACTACCGTTAGTAAACACTAAACTCTTTGCACCTGTTTCATGTATTTTGCGTATTATATCTTCAAATCCAGGTATTACAGTTACTTCTCCACCTATTAATTCATAGTCTAAGACTTTATTTAACGTCGTATAATGCGTTGTTAGTCTGTCTATGGTGTCAATATATACCTCGGTTTTGAACCATGGTTTAGAACCGTCGTGTAGTATTGTTGGGCAATATTCACACTCATAATTACATGGATTACCCATGTTCCATTGCACTCTTAATCGGTTATTTGTGTTTCTTGCGTGAGGACCTATAACAGATAGCAATTTAGCCATTTGTTAATCCACTTTTACATTTGAGTCAGATGATACTGAATGTCCGCATGTAGCAACTGTTCCGCTTTTTGCGACTTTTTTACCGTCTGCTTTTACAGTAGATGAGTAATTACTAGTTAATGTTGGGGCATTGTGAGGACTATCGCCATGACCGGCTACTTTATCGTTTTCTACAGATACGTTTTTGTTATTTGCTTTTACTGTTGGAGCACCAGGACCTGTAATTACTCCTTGTGCGTTGTCTGTTTTTACTCTTGCTATACTAGGCATATTAGTATTTATCTATACTAATCTTCTTTGCCTTCTATGATATCTTGATAGTCTTTAGCACTTTGCTCTAAGGTGTCAACTACAGTTTGAACTTCACTGCGACTTACTACTACTTCTTCAGAGGAACCTGTAAATATGTATGGAATCAATGCAAGTTCGTCATCGTTTATAACAACAACTCTAGGCTCACCTAAATTTAAATTGTCGTCTGTAACAGATAGCAGAGTTGCAATAACTTCTACACCATTAGATAGTTTGATAGATTTAACTTTTCCAAGATCGTCTTCTAAATTATACATGCTAATATTTATGTGGGGATTTATTTTAGTGAATTATAAACTGAAACCTTTAAAGGTATCTTTTTCTACGTCTTGTTTAGTTCCGCCAATAACGTAAGAACTTATTTCAGTTTCTTGAGGAGCAACTTGAACACTTCCTCCTGCAATCCATTGTTGAGTCCATGGTAAAGGGTTAGTGCCTGTGTTAAATATTTTTTCTTGGCCAACGGCATGCATACGTTTACCTGCAATAAATTCTACATACTGTTTAAGCAAGTCTGCGTTTAATCCAATTATACTTCCGTCTTTGAACAAATAGTCTGCCCATTCTTTTTCTTGCTCAACTGCATCTAGAAACATCTTAGTGCATTCTTCATATGTTTCTTCTTTAATTTTTGCAAAGTCTTTATCTTCTTGAGGAAGTAATTTTAGCATTTGCTGTGTGCTGGCTAAATGAACGTTCTCATCTCTTGCAATTAGTTTAATTATTTTTGCGTTACCTTCCATTTTCTTAAGTTCAGCAAATGCCCAACTACAAGCAAATGAAACATAAAAACGGACACCTTCTAATATGTTTACACTCATCAAGCATAACCATATTTTTTTCTTGTGTTCGTATTCGTCGTATGCTTTCCAACCTTTGTTTCTTAATTCGTTATATTCTATGAGTTCGTCATATTTTTGTGTAATGCTATCTGCACAATTAACGATTTCTTCCATATCTAACATTTCATCAAATACCTTGCTAGGGTCCGGATAAACATTTCTTATAATATGTGAATAACTTTTACTGTGGATAGTCTCACTAAATGCCCAAGTTTCTATCCATGCTTCTAGTTCTGGTAGACTCACTATAGGCAAGAAAGCAAGATTAGGTGAGCGACCTTGCACACTATCTAAAAGTATTTGTCTTTTAAGATTAGAAGTAAAAATATGTTGCTCAAAGTCTGTAAGATTTTTAAAGTCTGTTGCATCTTTTAAAATATCAACTTCTTCTGGTCGCCAAAAGAAACCTAACTGTTTGTCAGTTAATTTTTCGAACTGTTTATATTTTATAATGTCAAAACGTTGCATACCTAAGCCGCCATTTATGTCTAAAAACATCTTTGCTTTAGTATGATCGGATTTGTTTTTTACGTCTAATACACTCAATTTCTTCTTCAAATTTTACAACTCTCGCAGTCTTCGTCATCTATAATCTCTGTAGATACGAACATTGGTTGTTCTACTTCTTTTTTATTAATATCTATTTCGCCTTGTCCATCGTAAGTGTTGTTGTAGTATAGTTGTTTACCACCATACTTATAAAACATCAGCACATCTTGGATAAGAACACTCATAGGAACTTTCTCGTCATCGTAGTGTTCCGGATTGTATGAAGTATTTACCGAAATACCTTGGTCTATGTATTTCTGTAATACCGCCATAATTTTTAAATAGCCTTGTGGTGACTTTTGATCCCACAGTAAATCGTATTTGTTTTTTAATCTAGGATAACCTGGAACTACTTGTTTAAGCACACCATGTTTGCTTTGTTTAATACTAACATAACTACGTGGCGGCTCAACTCCGTTCGTGCTGTTACTTATCTGAGCAGACGTTTCTGCTGGCATTATAGCCATCAAAGTGGAGTTTCTTATGCCTGTGTCTGCTAATTGTTTACGCAATCCTTTCCAATCCATACGTTCTTTATGTTTAACTAGTTCGTTTACATCTTCTTTATAAGTTTGATTAGGAGTAATACCTTGTCCGTCTTTTGTTTCTTCATTACCTGATATAGCACCTTTTTCTACTGCCAAATCTGCACTTGCTTTTATAAGTCCATAACTCCATGCTTCTGCCCATTCATCAACTAATTGTAAATTAGGTTCTTGATATGTGCTGTCGTTTTTAGCCATCCAATATGCAAAGTTAATAATACCAACACCTAGTGGTCTTCGTTTCATGGTGCTTAGTTCCGCCGCCAATACAGGATAACTTTGATAATCTAAAAGTTCATCTAATGCTCTTACAGCCAAGTTGCACACTTTCTGCATTTCATCTAGATCTTTAACTACACCCCAATTTACTGCTGACAATGTGCAAAGAGATATTTCACCCTCTGGGTCATCTATGCTAGTTAATGGTTTAGTAGGCAAGTCAATTTCACAGCACAAATTACTTTGTTTAATAGGTGCTACTTCTTCTAGAAATGCTCCATGTGTATTAGCATGATCTACATTCATCAAATAAATTCTACCTGTATCTTTTCTTTCTGTAACAAATGAACTAAACAGTTCTATAGCAGGAATAGACTTTTTCCTAATGCTAGTCATACGTTCTGCTTTCTCATACAGTTCTTGAAACTTATCTTGATCTGCAAAAAAGGCATCGTATAAACCAGGAACATCATGCGGACTAAACAATGTAATATTTCCTCCTTCAATAAGTCTTTCATACATTAACTTATTAAATTGCACACCGTAGTCCATATGCCTTACACGGTTGTCTTCAACACCTTTGTTGTTCTTTAATACTAATAAGTCCTCAACTTCCAAATGCCAAATAGGATAGTATAGTGTTGCCGCTCCGCCTCTTACGCCACCTTGCGAACAACTTTTTACTGCTGATTGAAATAATTTGTAGAAGGGAATAACACCTGTATGTGTAGCATCTCCACTCCTAATAGGACTTCCTACTGCTCTTATACTACCTGCACCAATACCAATACCTGCTTTTTGCGAAACATATTTTACAACTGAACTTGTGGTTGCATTGATACTGTCTAAACTGTCATCAGTCTCAATTAATACGCAACTGCTAAACTGCCTTTGTGGAGTTCTAACACCTGCCATTATAGGAGTTGGTAAACTTAATTTAAATAAACTAATTGCATCATAGTAATCTTTTACATACTTCATTCTTGTGTCTGCAGGATATTTTGCAAATAGTGTTGCTGAAATCATCATGTAAGCAACTTGTGGTGTTTCAAATATTTCGCCAGTTGCTCTGTTTTGCACAAGATACTTGCCACGGAATTGTTCCATGGCCGCATAGGTTAATACTTCATCTCGTTCATGTTTTATGTATTCGTTAAGTTCATCTATTTCTGCTTTTGTATATAGTTCAGTAAACTCCGCATCATAAAATCCTGCGTCTATATTCTTTTGAATTATATCACATAAGCAAGGTGGTTCGAAAGTTCCGTAAACCTCTTTACGCAAATGATAGTTAATTAGTCTACCTGCTACATACTGATAGTTTGGTGTTTCTTCTGAGATAAGATCAGCGGCACTCTTAATTAGTGTTTCTTGAATATCTTCTGTTTGGATTGAGTCAAAGAATTGTATTTGACTGTTTATTTCAACTTGACTAGCACTGACTCCTGTTATGTCCTCACAGGCATACATGACGACTTTGTGTAATTTGTCTATGTTTAAATCTTCTAGTCGTCCGTCTCTCTTTTTAACTTGCATGTGTGTAAAATCCGTATTTGTTCTATTTGTTTAAAAAATATATTTACCTGAGTTTTATTGTAATATAAAACTACATAAAAGTCAAGAGTAAATTGACTTTTTGGGCACTTTGTGGGTCTGAAATAATGTGCCATGTTCTAAGGCAGTTTCCTTAAGGGCCATTTCTCCGGGTGAGAAATTAAGGAACTTACCATCTAGTTCAAACACTATTCCTGTGTTGCCTATATCATTATTACTTATCACCGGCAAAACAAGTGTGTCATCTTTTATGAAGCCTTTGTAATCTAGTGTTGCAATCATTAACAATGTAGTGCCTGTTTGGCAAAAGTAGCCATCATAAAGTATAGTAAATACATCAGGCCATGAACTAGGTGTATAGTAGTCTAAGTATCTATCTAATACTTTTACATAACTAAATTCTTCTACAATTTTTTCTATTGTGAGGTCATCGCGATTGCGAAACTCACGCCAAATTCTTTGGCGATCTTGAGATGTGTGATGCTTTTCAAACATGGAAATTAGATTAAGATTTCCACTTGCGAACGATGTAATTCATCGTTACAGAAGCCGCTGGACTCAAACTGTTGTTTGCTCTTAAATCAAATGTATCTGATCCTGTATCATAATTTACATATACATCAACATTACCAGTCATGCCTTCTTTACTGTCTGAGTAATGATCGTTTACATAGGCTACTTGCTGATCTTTATCAGCACCAAACATAACTTGGCCTACTCTACTGTAGTTGTTAGACGCACTAGAATAAGAATCTTTCATACTGTATTCTACCATAAAGGTATTGTATGCATCTGGATCAAGGTTTGTTAAAATATTATTACCTGTTCCGTTTGGTATTGCTATAGATTCAGGACTTGCATAGGCTGTTACTGCCTCTCCTGCCTCTAGAGCATCTCTGGTTAATAATTCAATGTTTGTTTTAAGGTTTAACAGTCCTTTATTATAACCTGTAAGTCCTGACTGTTGACTTGTGAAGTAAATGTTATTACAGATTGTAGCAAAGTCTCTTGCTTCTTCACGTGTTCCGAAAGTTGCTTCTTTGAGATCTTCATCTATTGTTAATGTATAATTTGAGAATGTTACATTAGAAGTATTTGTAAACATACCAGACGCACCGCCACCTACAAAAACATCTTTGAAGAAATTGAATCTTGGTTCAGTCAATGCACCATATAGCCAATCTTCTAATTTTGCTTTTATGGTTGAGTCTGACTTGCTGTAACTACCAACTGTCAATCCTAACTTATTTGGTGTAAATGCAGAGTCAGTATGTATTCTAAAACCGTCATACCACTCTGGTTGTTTTTGGAATGATTCAGCATGTGTTAGATAAAGTTTGTTATCTGTATTTGGAACTTTGTTTAGTTTTGGCCATTTGCTAAGACCATTTACTCTTGATACAACTGTTCCTACACCTGTGCCATCTGTAATAGTAATATTTGATAAATCTGCTGTTACTACCGGTGTAACTGATGTGTTGCCGTTTGCAATTACAGGTGTAATTGTTAAAGCATTATTACCTGATGTAATAGCACTTGATGTGGTTACTACAAATGCATTTGAACTAGCATTTGATACTGTCATTGCTGAACTAAAACTACCGTTACCTGACACATTTACTGTTTCACTGTTATCAAAACCGTGGTTTACAGAATAAACTACAGGTTTACTTGTATTGTTAGTATTGTGTGTAATAAATCTCACATTGCTACCTTGCAAAGCAATAAGATTTCCTTTACTTGCCGCCAGTGTATCAACTGTTACACTTCTACTTGCTGATGTAACTGCATGAACAACACCTGAATCTATTAAGGCACTATTGCCACTATACAAAAATGTAATACCATCGCCTACATTTATTGAGCCTACATCTTGTGCAGTAAATGATATGTTACTTGCTGAATGCTCTGTATCTGTAGATTCAACTATCCTAGTATATACTGCTGAATTACTTGGTATAGTAACTGTGAAATCTGTAGTTCCGTTTACTGCAACTACTTTCATTACTTTACCATCTACCCAACCTGTGCCACCTGATAAGTATGCATGGTTTACAGATGTATTTACAGCATATGATTTTGCTGTTGGATCACAAGTAATTGTTATGTTACTGCCACTCACAGTAAATGCTTTTAATGTTTCTATGTCTCCACTTCTACTTACAAATAAATTGCCTAATGTTGGACTAGAATATGAAATATCTGCAGGTGTGTATTTAACATCAGTTGAAGGTGTAATATGTTTACCAAATTCTAAACCAATATAACCTATACCTGTTGAAGGTGTAACTCTAATATTTTTATCGTTTAATTTTCTATATGATGGTATTGTTTGTCCTGATAAATTAGTCCAAAGAGTAGCATCATTATAAAAACTTGTTACGCCTGTAGTATAATTACCTACATCTGTATCTGGAGATGTTTTAGAAAGTGCTGTAATTAATGTTGTATTACTGTAATATGTTACACCAATTTCTTCAGTAGTTAATGGTGCTGATCTAAAACCTAAATTTTGTGAATCACTTGCAGATGTTCCGCCTTGTATAAAAGCATAATCTTTGTCTGCGGCCACACTAGCAACTGAAGTTGTTAAATCGTCACCAGTAAGTATTACACCGTCTCTGGTAACGTTCATATCATTAGATGTAAACTTTGCGTTTGTATCTAAATTAGTAAAGATTGTTGCACTTGCTTTAAATACATCACTGCCCAACCATGATGTTGTTTTTGTTACGCCGTCCCAAGTTACATTTCCTTTCTCATAAAATTTGCTTGGAATAGTAAATTTAATAATTTGCAAGTTTGCAATATTTCTTGTGTAGTTGATAGAAGATGGAGTCTTTTCAAACTGTGCAATTTTATTCAATCCAGAGTTGATAAGGAGGTCTGTGTCGCCACCTATATAAATTTGTCTTGTATCTGTTGCAAAACCTATCTCACCTGATCGTAAAGGTTTTGGCAGATCCTGTTTAAGGCCACGCCTGTTTTGGATCCTTGAAATAATTACTGCGTTGTTGCTTGTAGCCATACTAATCTATCTCCTAGTTAGTAGTATTTATCACTTTTGTAAATTACTTGGAATAGTAATCTGTGAGTCTATCTGACCACTTATTGCAATATTCTGTGAACTCGTCATCTTTTATGGTAAATTCAGCAAACTTTCCTTCTCGGTCTACCATTAAAATTACAACTTTTTTGATTTGGCTCTCAAACATTTCGTTATGTGCTAATGCATAAGCACAGCCTTGTAAGAAATAATCTTCAATCCATTCTCTTTTTTTAATTTTTTTAGCAGTTTTGAAATCTATAATTGCTTCTTCGCCTTCATGTAATCCTATACCGTCTGCTGTCCCGGCATAAAGTCCTTGTGCAATTAGTCCTACTTCAACACCATATAATTCATCTACTTTAGATAGGCCTTTTGCAATCATTTCATCTACCATATTTCTTGCCATTATGCTAATATGATTGTTGCCTTTTATTTCATAATCTTCTTGCAGAATAAATTTTTCTAAACTATTATGAACTTTAGTTCCAAGTCCTGCTGACTCTGTGCTTATACGAGTTGCTTCTGCTTCTCCTACACGTTTACGCCAAGCAATTAAGGCCGTTTTATCTCCTGTATCACTTAGTATTGTTGTAACACTAGGCACAGGTTCACCTGTTCCGTCGGTGTATTGCCTGCCTTTTTTTGTTTGGATTCTTTTAAGATTTGGATAATCGTATTTGTTTTCGAGCATATAATTAGTTATGTCTTACCAGGAAATATTCCACTGCAAATTGGTATTTGCACTAGGATCTGAAACGATATTTACGCCGTATCCTAAGTCTTTGAAATATTTTTTAACATAATCTAATTGATCTTTTTTGGTTGCGTCTGTGGTTACGCCATTGTGGACATTGTAATATACGTTGCTGTTAGTCATTGTTGAATTATTAACATTTGCATATAAAACACCTGCGTCTATATTGGCATAGACGGCATTTTCTATTGAAGTAATTTCACTGTGAATTACAGTATTGTTTCTGCTTTTAGTTCTGGCCTCTGTAGCCGTTACAAATATTCCTGGCATTATTGTGGTAACTCCGATTTAATATCTTGCATTGCTTGGTCTCCTGCCATAGCACCTACATCGACACTTGGGTCTTCAACATCTGTGTTTATGTCTGCTGGTAACTCTCCTTTAAGTTTGATTACATCTTTATCAACACTACTTGCAAAGCCGCTGTCTTCTACTGCTTGTATCAAGTCTTCTGTGTCTAAATCAAAGTTTAAGTCGGAAAGTGTTTTTTGTAAATCTGCTGTTGATATTTCGCCTTCTTTATCTCTTAAAGTTAATTCGTTCTGAATTGCTACAATTAAATCTTCGTAGTATGATTCTTTTACAGTTTGAATAACCTCATTGATGAGCATGTTACACCTCTACTGGTGCTCTGCCTAGTGGCTCGTCCTCAGGTCCTGCCGCGGCTGGTTCGTTTACATCCATATCTGGTTCAGCCAAAGGATCAACTCCGCCTGGCTCATCTGCCATAGGATCAACTCCACCTGGCTCATCTAAACCCATAGGCTCATCTGCTTCTAGGTCGCTACCACCTAAAGATCCAACGCCTGTGATATTTCCTATTAATCCGTCAATGCCTTCTTTGGAACCTTTTGAACTTTGTAAAGCATCATCTAAAATTGACTCTGCTTGTTCTTAAAATCCTTGTGCTGTTTCTAAACCACATTCGCTAACCATTGAATCTGCAATAGCAGGAATATCTTCGTTTTTCATTCTGCCTAGTCTTTCAACTTGGTCTTGAATGTCGTCTGCTAATGCTCTAACTGCCATAACAACTTCTGCTTCATCTACAGTTGTGCCTTCAATTTCTTCTGAAATCATTTCGTCTATGATGTCATCGAACATGCTTTCATTTGCATCTTCTCTCTTTTTGATTGCTTTTTTGATTGCCTTGTCTCTGGCCGCTAAGTAATCATCTGAATCTATATCACCGTCGCCGTCATGATCTTTCTTTTTGTTTTCAAAAGCAATTTGTCCACCAAAGTATCTGATACCTGATTCAACTTTATCTTCATCTAATTCGTTTAAGAAACCAACAACTGCATCTCTGCTTTTGCCACTAACTTCTGCAAACAAATTTAATTTTTCTTCTATAGCATCTAAACATGCAACATCTTCTAATTCCATACCTACTTCTTTTGCAAGTTCTCTTAGTAAGTATTCATTAAGTTCAGTATCTGCTTCTTGGACAAGTTCTTCTACCGCTTCGTATTTGCTACCGCATGATTCCATGTAATCTTTTGCCGCTTTCAATATAATAGTTTTTACATGTTCATCATCAAATGCAAATCTAGGGTCCATTCTGTATCTGTTCATACATTCTGAACTTGCTTCATCCATTGTGTATCCACTGTCCATTAAGTTTTGGACACTTGCCATTAGAGAATCTTTCATCTCCATATACTTTGGAGACTCAGCATACATGCCTTCTGATAGCATAGTAGCAGATAAATCTCTTATATTCAAATACTTGATGTATTCTGGTTCTAGTTGAAATTTTTGCGATGATCCTTTAATGCTTACAATTTTTTGGTTTGCTGAATCTTTCAAAAGTTTTAATTTGTCTTCTGTAGGAAACTTTTGAACAAAAGCAACACCGAACTCTTCTTTGAGAGTTTTTTGTAAACTTGCAATCCTTTCTTGGTTGTTTTGGTTAAAATCTTTTATAAACATTTTTATAATCCTATTATATTGTATATGTGTTATTTATCATTTTTACACAGAAAAAAATTAATAGTTTATAAGGTCTTCTTTTATCATTTTCAAATAAGATATAGATAGATCCAATCTAGATATAATTACTTGCTTTTTAAAGTTATCTTTTGACGTCTCTAGTGTGTAATTATAGAATACTGTATCATTAAAATGCTTATGAAACTCTTGAACTTTGGTTTGCAATCTATCTAAACCAACAGAATTATCAGGATCTTTGCTGTTTAACTTTTTTGTCACTGCGGATGCAGTTCTTTGAAAAGGTATGTCAACTACAATTTTCTGTTTTGTTGTATGATCGTGGATATCGTAAAAGTTGAATTTGTTTTTTCTAAAGAAATAACCTTTACGTTTAGCAACATTAGATGTAATTTTATCTAAACTGTTTGCTAACTTCTTTTTATTGAACTTCTTTTTTGAAAATTTTGTAGCCAATGGTATTATCTCTTTTAACTTTTTTAAGAATATCTCTTTTATACAAGTCGTCAGCAAGGAAATTTTCTCGCTCTGACATACTATTTAAGCCTACAAAACCGTCTTCTTCAATTTTATTGAATATCTTTGCTTCTTGACTGCTTATTAGACTCAGTTTTTCGTTTTTTCCTTTTACGGCTCGCACTTGGTTTTCTCTTAATTGGTTCTTTAAACAGAGGAGCCGCCACTACGGCAATCCCACCTGCTGATGTTGTCTCGGTGATAATATCATTTATCTTCATATAAACTATTTATCTTATTAAACTATCTATACCTATAGTGTAATACGCAATTAATCTGTTTTCTTGTGAATAATTTTCAATACTGTGCCATGTATTCCAATTATTAAACATTAATATTCCTGTTCCTTTTTTAATAGGTCCTTGATAAACCACTTCGTCTTGTTTTCTTTTTGTAATACCAAACGGATTTAACATTTTGGTTCCTGTTCCTTCTGGATTATCTTGTAAATTTACTATTACTACTGCAAAAACATCTCTATTATCTAAGTGTGGTTCCATATAAAACCCAGCACTATCTAATAAAATGCGTGGTGGATATTCGTTATTCCATTTAAATTTTTGATTTTTTCCAAACCACATACCACCTATTTCTGGAGTATTGATCTGTAATTGGGGATCTGTTATAAATTTTTCTAATGTTGCACCGTGCTGATGCCATCTTTCTAAAAAATTCTCTGGTATATCTATAATTTCTTTTCTTTTATTTGATACTGAACTAAGAAAATTCTCTTCGTATGCAATTTTATTATCTATAATTATGTCTGGTAAATCAACTTCAGACAATTCGAATACTGGATAATCGTTTATAGTTGGATTTATTTGCATAGTAGTTATTTAACTACTTTTTCTTACGTCCTGACTTCATGTTGGCACACCAGTGATACATTTTTGCTTTTTCACCACTGCTGTTTTTTGCTTTTTTGCGTAAACTGGTAACAGAACCTTTACAACTTGCACCTGCACGTTTTACTCTGCCTGGACGACTTTTGCCTTTCTTTTTACCGTCAGCAAAGTTCTCGTCAAAATTTGCAACATCCTGTTCTATGGGTATATGAGTCATACTTTGTAATACGTCTACAAGGTCATCTACTTTTTCTCCCATATCTATTTGCTTACCATTTACATCATTTAATACCCAAACCGTATAATTAGGATCGTAGTCTTCGTCCATAAGGTTTAGTTCCATACCGTTGCTGAAATTAAATGGAAGATAGTCACCTATAAAGGCATCATAGGCTTTTTGTGGCTCAGTTGGATTTACTTTAAAACGTTTGTCAAGATCAAAATTTACTGGCGTAACATTGTCCTTGTCTTCATTCTTAACACAATTAGGCACACGTTTGCCAAACATAGTTTTCATGCCTTTCTTTTTGTAGCCTTTCCAACAACGAGTGCCTTCGTATATCTCATGTAGTTTCATATTATTCCGTGTCTGCAGGTCTAGTAGGTATTGTTTTAAAATGTGCTTTGTTTTTATAGTATTGTAAATCAACCACTTGAAACATTAAACCTGATATAAAATCATTTACAATGTCAATATCGCCGCTTTTATATCTGTCTACAAGTCCTAACCGTTGAACGTCGTCCATTGCTGTTGCTAAAGACGATGCCATATCTACCCATGCATCTGCTGTATTATTGTTGTAATTTTTTTGGAACCAGATCATTATTTCATCGACGTCATAAAAACCTTCTATTTGAGGTGTAAATTTTTCATTTAACTGTTCAAACTCCAGTAATCTCATATTATCTTGCGCCTACTGAAATGCCAAAGACTTGTTTAATTAAGTTATTAATTGCTTTGATCATTTGAATTTGTTTTGCTCTAAGTGCCACAAATTCTTTTTGTTTTTTTGTAATTCCTGTTAAATCATTCTGTGAAGGAACTGGATTATTTAAAATAATATTTCTCATTTCTTCTGCTACTTCTGTAACTTTATTTGTATTGTCAGCAAGTTGTCTTGCATACAACATGAGGTTTTCCATTTTCTTTTCACTTATTTGGTCAGTATTGATACGTCCAAAATTTAAATTTTTATATGCAATGCCTCCACCTCGACTATCATCAAAGATGCCTGCTTTTTTGAGATAAAGTTTTAAATTTCTAACACCTTCGTGTTTACCATCAGGTGTTCCTCGATTTACATTACCAAATACTTTGTCTACATTGTCTTTGCTTAAAAACATATCTAGAATATCATATTCGTTTACACCAAACATATTCTCAGGTATGTCTGCTTCAACTAATGACTTTTTAAATTTTAGGTATAATAAATCTTTTGCTTTCATATCTTTACTATTTATCTTGTTTTCCATTACCTTGTCATAACTGATCTTATGTTGAAAATGTTGCATAAGTTCATTTATAGTTGCATCTACTTTTGCAACCCTGACTTCTTTCAAACCTAAAATGTTTGCGGCATCTAATCTATGATGACCGTTGACAAGATAATTATCTTTGTCTAAAATTAATGGCCTATAATCATCTTCAAAAAACCCTCTTTCGGCATCTTCAGCCAAACCCTCAACACGTTGGCTCTGCACAGGTTTTATTAAATAAGGATTTAAAACACCTTCTCTAAATGTAAATGGAGATTTTTGTATATCAGGTATTCTTATTTGAGGTAATTCGTTCCTATTAAAATGTTTATCAGAAACTCTTCTTTCAAATGCTTCTTCTACAACTTTTCTTAAACGTATTACACCACAACCTAATCTATCTCCAGCATTGCCTGTTTTTAAACTTTCTTCATCTCCGCCTTTGCCTAAGTCATCTTCGTCTGCATGAACTACTATTGCCCTGCCTACTACGTCTGAAAGTATTACACGTTCTGCTTTAATTTGAAATCTTGATGTGCCTGATTGATCAGCAACTATATTACCTAAATCTCCCACATGACCTTCTTGCAAACTGCCATGATCTACACCATCTGGATTATAATGGCCTCCGGCACTATCGCAACCGTCACTTAAATCTCCAAACTCGTGTATATGAAAACCATGCTTTCCTGGTGTTAATCCTTTAATTATTCCTTTGATTATTGTAGCCTTGCCTGGCTTTTGTTTGAATTTTATTACACCTTCAACATCACCTTCAGTATGTTCTAAATTACAAATTGCTTTGACTGTTTCTTCTGATTCAGAAATTTGATTAAGTGCTTCGCATTGGCAACCTCTAGACTTTGTTTTAGGACATGGGTCCATGTGGTTTAATGAGTCGTAAATTCCTTTTCCAAATTTTACATTAGACTTTTTCTTCTTTTTCTTTTTCTTTTTCTTTTTGCCAGGAACCATACTACCTAAAAATGCAAAACCTCTACTTGCTGGTGCATCGCTACTAGGAGTGGAATCGGAGGACGGGGCAGAACTATCTCCTGAACTACCTCCATCTGCAGACCCTCCGTCTCCACCTGAACTTGTTGCACCACCATTGCCACCAGCACTTGCACCACCAGAGCCACCCGCTCCAGCACCACCGGCACCACCTCCAGCACCACCGGCTCCGCCGCCGCCAGCACCGCCACCTACTGATGCAGTTAATCTTTTTTTGATGTCATCTTTGTTTTGTGCATAATATGTTTCATAATAAAAATCTATAAAATCATCTAATGCATCTTGAGGATTATCATCATTTTCTGCTTGCCATTGTTTCCAATCGTCTACAAACTCGTTAAATGAATCTTGTGATTTCTCTATACCAAATTTATCCATAAAGAATTTATAAAGGCCTGAGACACCTTGTTTCTTATACCGTTCGACTGCTTCGTCTTTAAACTCATCGAAGGCTTCTCTATATCCAAATCCTGATTCGTTTACAAAATCTTTTATTCTCATTTATACTCCTGTATCCACAATTGATGTATTAGCAAATGGGTTTTCTTCTGTTGTTATTAAATAATTTGTTTTTGCATGTAGTCTCAAACCTGTTCCTTCTAAATCTGATACTTCTTTTATAAAAGTAAATGCTTGTTTATTAAGATCTAAAAATAATATTCCTGCTAAACTACCGCTTTGTCTTTTTTGTGTAAGATAATTATTTACATTTGATTGTGCTATAAGTTGCATTGCTTGATTTTTATCACCTTGTGCTAAAAATCTTGCAATTGGTCCGCCACTTACATTTAATCCTGTAAATATATTTGAAATAATTTCTGCAACTTCTTTTTCTGCTTCAGGAACTTCTTTTAAAAATTCCATTACATGATTTTGTTGCATACCTGATTTTACTCTTACTTTTATACCTTGTTGCTCTAACTCTTTAAACTTCTCGTCATACTTTTTAAAGAATGCTGTTACTAAACTTTTGTATGAATCAGATATAGTAACTTGTCTATCGTTAAATCTTGCCGCATTCTTTCTTGTTGTTTTTAGTTCTATCGGAGAACCATCTATTAATAGATCACCTTTTTTAGTGCCTTCTCCTTCGTCGTCACCTGATGATGCGCCAATACCTTCTATTCTTTGAGATAGAACTGATAGAGCAAACTCTCCAGGGCCTATACCATATTGAACAACTTGATTAAAATCGTTTACTAGTTCAGTTATATGGCTTTCTCCTTTCTCTCCGTATCCTTTATAAATGTCTTTCATTTTTACAGTTGATGTAGAAAGTAATGCGTCTACATTTACAATGTTATCTGCTTTCCAATCTACAAATAATTGTGCTCTTTCACTAGGACTCATTTCGATACTTGCTATTATTTTTGCAATCTGATTAATTGCTTTTTTAACATCTACATCATCTATGACTTCTAATTCATTGCTTAAACTTTGTATTTTTCCGCCTACACCCATATCATCTATTAACTGCTCAATGTAATTTACAAGTTTTTTTGTTGCTTCATCGTCAGGTAAAGCATCTAATTTTGCAATTAAATCTTCTTTACTTTCATTTAAGTTTATAGAAGAATGTAGTTTTGGGTGTAGTTTCATCTGTATATAATTCCTTAAAATAGGTCTTAAACATACATCATCTCCTGCTTCTGCACGTCTTTGCCTAAAATCTTTTAACATTTGTGGATCAGGTATTGCAAAATAGGCATCCATTTGTTTTTTCAAATCACTAGCAGGAAAATGATCTGATAATAATTTGTTAATCATTCTGACTTTTGTGTTGTTAGGCACACTTTCTTTTACCTGTTTTTTGTTTTGCCTTTCAGCATCTTTCTTAGCAGTAAAATAATCCGGCTCTCGTTGCAATAACATTTTTATTTGCAATTCTGCTTGTTCTCTAGATATGTTTTGGCTACGCATTTTACTTTGTATAACTGCTTCTTTATGCTGTTGCGGATTATATGGTTTTTTAGGCTTCATCGGATTTGGCCTATTAAAAACCTTTTCAAAATCTTGATCAAATCTATCACCTAATGTGCCGGACATCCAAGCATTTTTTAATCTGCCTTCATACACATTATTAATTTTATTACTGTCAATCTCTTGTATTTTTTTAAGTTGTTCTTGTAAAGGCAGTTTATCAAACTTAGCAAACACACTTTCTTGATATCTGATATTGTTGTTTTGTAAATCACTTCTGCCTCTGGCTAATGCGCCTTGGAAGTCATTTGGCTCTTGACTACTTTCCTGATCTTTAATCAGCCTGTTTAACACAGCCTGTTTAAGTAGTTCGTCATTGTCAGGATTTTTTAAGAAGCCTACCAATCTGTTTACATCTGGTTTCATAATATAAAATTGAATACCATTCTGCATCATAGCATTAAACATACGATATTTT